CGGATTGTCGTCGGGTCGGTTGTCGCAGCGTTCTGCCAACCAGACATTGGTGGCCGTTTCTCGCCTTGTTTGATTGGTATGACGCGCACACCTTTGTTGGCGTACGCGAGTGCAGTAGTTAACACGGACATGGTTCTCCTTAAGTGCAGGTCAGTCTAGTGAGACTGTCTGCGGTCACTTGTTTTGTTTGCGGATGTTGCCGATTATGTCGGCAGGTACTTCTCGGCCACGCAGGTCATACAGGAAGGTGACGAATCCGATCTCGTCTACCTTCTCAACTTTGTTCTCCATGAATGATGTGGCGAGTGCGTTGATTGGCCAGATGACGAACCATGGTTCGCTGTCGTCGGCAACTTCACCCCACCAGCCATCCTGTTTCGAGTGACCGTATTGCACGATGAACGATGGGATCTTTGCCATGTTGCCGAGCTGTGCGAGTGTTCGTGCGCCGACGTTGATTAGGTCTAGGACGGCGTGTTCGTGTTTGTAGTCGATGAGTGCTTTCGGTACACACTTGTCGTATTCGACCATGAGGAAGTCGATGTCCATCGCTGGTGTGTTGTAGCCCCAGGTGCGATGTCGGCCTGATAGCCAGGCGTCTCGTTTGAAGTGTTGTTCATTTGATGTCATTTTTGCTCCTCTAGTTTGAGTAAATGTTTCCCGATCCATTGCGCCACGGGTGAGGCGACTCCGTTGCCGCATTGTTTGTAGCGGTGTGTATCGGCTTGTTCTGTGCCGTCTGCTTTCCATCGGGTGTGGTCATCGGGCCATCCCATTAGCCGTTCACATTCAAGCGGTGTTAGCCGTCTGACTGCCATTGTTGGTTCGGCGTTGTGTATTTGGATATGTGGTTCATTGTCGCCACGTTTTGACTCTGCTCGAAGCGTCGGTACTGTACCTTCCCACACTCCACCGTTGAGCCGTACCATTGTGCCAGGTTGAAACACGGTTGGTTCGGCATCATAGGCAACTGATGGTGGTGCTTGCGATGATTTGAGTGTCGGTGCAATGTTTTCGGTGACGTTGGCGTTGCTGCCAAACTGTGTGTCAAAGGCAAGCATCGGTACATTGTTGCCACCTGTTCCCATGCGTTCTTTCAAGGTTTGTACCGGTTCTTCATATATTCGGACATCATTTACGCGTGTGCCGTCAATAAGCATCGGTTCAGATGTTGCAACTGCGTGTGGACCTTGTGCTACAAGACTTGGTGATATCGGGTCATCTGAAATGTGTGGTTGATATTGAGCATTTTCGCCTTGATTAAATGCGGCTCTATCAATCAGTATCGGTGCATTTTCTACGACCAAATCTGTTGCATCTTTGTAATCTCGTGATTTTATTGCTGATGCTCTGTCATCGTTGGCATAATCTTCGAAGCCTCGCATCCTGAAGCCATTTTCTCCAACGCTTTCTGGAGTCTTGCTGGCAGCACTTTTCCTCGCCGGTTTGCCCTTCGCAAGATGCCCTGGCAGGCTTTCGGCGACAGGTAGTAGCGGGTTTGGACATCGTTCGGCGATTGCAGGATCGAAGATAGCGATGACGAACACGCGCCTTCGTCGTTGGGGTACTCCGAAGTATTGTGCATCCAAGACTGCCCATTCGATGACCATCGCGCCTGCTTCAGCCATTTCGTTGATGATGATCCCGAAGTCAGCACCTCGGTTGGAGTTGAGTGCGCCGACGACGTTTTCCCAAATAGAGATTCTTGGATATTGTCCATTGCTTTCCTTTCGTAGTTCTTTGATGATTCGTATGCCTTCGTGGAATAGTCCTGATCGTTCGCCTTCTAGTCCGCTGCGTTTACCTGCAACCGACAGGTCTTGGCATGGTGATCCCCACGCGACGACATCTATGACGGGTGCTTTGCTGAGGATGTGTTTGCCTGTGAGGGTTGATACGTCTTCCCATTTCGGTACATCAGGCCAATGTTTGTTGAGGATTGTGTTGGCGTGTTTATCCCATTCGCATTGGAATACGGTTTGCATTCCTGCGTTTTCTAAACCCATGTCGAATCCGCCGACACCGCTGAACAGTGATAGCACTTTCATTGTTGCTCCTTGTTTTTCATGCTTGGATGATTGCGTCGAGTTCTTGCGCCAGGGTATTTGATGCCGTTGCGTAACAGTTCGTGGAATGTGAGTGCTTCGAATGTGCGATCCATTCCGCCTTGGATTAACGCATCAGCAAGCATGTCGGCGCATTGCCGTTCTTTTTCTAACTCGGATGTGAGTTTGATGAATGCTTCTTTTTCTTTTTTGTTCATGTGCAGGTCTCCTATTTCCTAATCGTCTTCGAGTAGCTGTCTTGCAATCCGTAACTTCTCGGCAGCTCCCGCTGATTCGAGTAGCCCGATCGTAGTTGATGTCACTTGTTCCGGTGGGCATATAGTGAAGAATTTTTGTTCGGTCGTCACATAGTTCTGGATGGTGGCGACTAGCACATAGGCGGTGCAAACATTGTCGGCATCTACCTGTGATTCGATGAAGTATTTGATGCGGTCATCAATCGGGTCTTCGCTCTCATTCATCGTCGTCCTCTAGTTTCTCGCCGCACACAGGTTTGCGTGGGAGGATGCGGTTCGGTAGGCAGGCACAGAGTCGGGCTTCCATTATCGTTCCGCCACTGTGCGCGGGAACGGTAGGTCGTTGTAGGCCTGGTTGAGTAGGCCGAGGTATCCGATCGCGTCGGCGAGTGTGTCGTGGTGGAGTCGGTTCTTTTCTAGGTTGGTGCGGAGTCGCGCCATCTTGACCGACACCATGAACAGGAGCGCATCCGACATTGACATTCGGATGCCGGTGAGCCCTTCGAAGATTTGAATGACTTTGCTGTAATCGTCTACGACATTGCCGTAGTCGTTGTTGCGTGGTCCTGTGACCAACTGGTGTGCTTCGAGCAGGATGTCTGCTCCGACTGATTCTGTTTTCATTGTGTCTCCTTGCAGATCTCGTATTTGGATTGGCTGAATGCGAGTAGCCGTCCGTTGGGTTCTATGCCGACCCAGGTTGGTGCGTCTGGGTCACAGAGGCATCCTGCGATGCGGCGTGTGTCGAGCCGGACTTCACCATCGCACAGTTGACAAACGATGTATGTATCGAGGCCGATCGTGATCACAACTCGATGCCTTGTTGGATGTGGACGCGAAGTCGGTCTAGTTGTCCGCCGAGTGATTTGATTCGGTCACGACACGCCTCCAGTTCCTTATGCAGTGACTCTGCTGCGTCAACTGCATTGTCTCGTTGTTCGGTCATGTGTTCGAGTGCGACCGAGAGTTCTGCGACACGGGTTTGCAACTCGATTATCTCTTGACTCATTGCGAATGTATCGCCGGTCATGAGTGTTCCTCCGATAAGAGATGACTTAAGGCTATAACCGCAGCCCAAGATGGGTTTTGTTCACCAAACATCTGATCTACCCAAAATTGATGGATTTGACCTGTTGTTGCATGAACGGCGTACCAAGATTCCAAACCTTCAGCATCTTCTGCTTTACGATGAAAATGATTTGGATTGAATAACAATTCCCAACCTGCTGCTTCAATTATTAAAGTAGCGTCAGATGATCTTGCTCTTGGCGTATTTAGATTGATCGGTTTTTGTTTCGTGTTCATTTCTTGCTCCTTCTGTACAGTTCTTGTTTGAGTGCTGCTATTACTTCGAAGAGCCGATCTTGTTCACCGACACCGACGAATTGTCTTTCAAGGAACGCGATTGCGTCTTGTATATCTTTCTTAGTCATTCCGACCTCCATTGGTTAGAGGAACGACCCTACTTCGCCGAAAGGGAAGAATGCAAAGTAGGGCCGAACCCTGCTTACGGATCTACCAACGGTCGTCGGTTGCAACCTTTTCTACCTTGGCTGCGAACAGCTTCGGTGCGTTGAACCCTGCCTTCTTTTCACCATCTGCCGAGTATTTGACCGAGATTTTGTTGCCGGTCAACTCCGTGACTGATGCTTGCTTCGCTGCTTCACGGATCGCGGTGATCATCGCACCACGCGCCCAGATGTTTGCGTCGCCTTCTTTTTCTGTTTTGATTGTGATGACATACACGAAACGTGGATCGCCGTTCGGCCATGTCTTTGCGACACCTGCCGGATCACGGTCTTCCAATTTCTTGACGTCGGTGACGATGCCTGAGTGGACATCGCCAATTTTCTCGAACTTCAAACTTGGCAGTTTGGGTCCGCCTCCTGCTAGGAGATCTTGTTCATCTGACATTGCTTACCTCATTTTCTTTGCTTGGGAATCCGAAGGAATCCGTTGATGTGTTCCATACGATGTCTTGTTCATCCCAACGTATGGCGCGACACAGGACAGCGAACTGTTCTGCACACGCCGCGTCGAGATGCCCTACGGCACCGCCTGCCGTTTTGAATAACACACCCTGAATCGAGTGGCAGAGACTCGTGATCAGGAGTTCGTCACAGTTGTCAGACATGATGAGGTCAACAAGACCTCGTCCTATCTGGTATCTGCGATGCGATTTGAGTTGATCTAGTGAGATCGAGTGACCGTATTCGTTGCATTCGGTCGCAATTTTCTTCAGCATTGCCCGCTGATGCGGACGTAGCGAGTCGAAGTCTGTTTGGAGTTGGAGTACGCAGGTTCGGTCTACGCCTGTGTCGTATGTTCGGCCTTCAAATGTGTCGGTCATTTCTTTGCCTTCTTGCGTGTCAGTTTCAACGCTGGGTCTGTCTCAAAGAATTGGACATCGTGTTCCGCTTCGAGCAGACCGACGATCTTGATGAGTAGGTCTATCTGTTCGTTGTCGGCTTCGCCGAGTTTCGGCACATCAACAGGCCAGAGTGAACGCAACATTCTCTGTGCCTTGTCTGGTAGATGTTTGATTCGTGCTGTCATCCAGTCACGACGTTTATCAAGGCTCGGTTCTAGTTGAATGATCTTGGCTGATTCGAATCGTTCGTGTAGGTCATTGCGTTTACGCCATGCGCGGACATCGAGCGCAAGTTTCAATCCTTCACGACCAGCATTGAGGTCAACCCAATAGAGGTCGCAGCGTCCTTCGCCTGCTGGTAGATGAAAGACGATTGCTCGATCCTTCTCGATCATTGGCAGGCTGGTGCGTTCTGCGGTCTGATAGTTGTAGATGTGTTGTGCGTCGGCGTATGCAGCCAACTGAATTGCGATTGCTCGCCACGAATAGGTCAGATCGGTACCAGTTTTCAGGTCGGCGATGTACATTCGGCCATCAACTTCTACGATGCGATCCAA